TTGAAAGTTATTTGCCCCTGTTGCTGCTGGAAAAGGAAGCCGTTCAGGACATTATCGTGCGCACGGAGCATCCGTAACGGACTGGTTTCCTCGATATTATAAAGCGTTTCCGGGTGGAGGAATTGGCCCAGCGTTGGCGGCAGTGCGGACGGATCTACTCCTGGCGGAATGTAGGCATCATCCAGTTTTATCGCATCATAGTCCATTATAGGGCCTTTATCAGAACCGCGCATGAGGCGAAAGCCGGTTATGGAAGCCAGGACATTGACCGGAGTAGCAGTGGTGCTCAATACATGCTGCCCATCCGGTATATAATCGGTCTGTAGGTTATTGGCATCGTAAACTGTCGTTACCTGGAAGGACCAGTCTCCATTTGCATCCGCCACTGTCGTCCCCAAAGGCGCCGCAACCCCGCCGGTCACAATTCCACCACCGCCGTCGAGGTAAACGGGAACGACAGTTCCCGGGATCGCGACTCCTTTTATCAGTGGCAGGTTATTAAAAATGATATCCCCGTAAACCAATGAGGTGATTAGGGGGGAGGAAACGTTCTTATTCACCGTAATCGCAACAGGCGGAGAATCAGCTATGCCTGCCGAAGATGCTGTAATGCTGTGGGTGCCATCTGCAATCGGGTTTACCGTCTGGAATTTCCATATTCCGGAGCTGTTCGTCACAAGTGTGGCGATCGTGGCACCATCCAATTTCAGATCGATCACCTTTGCCGAGGGAGCGGTACCGCTGATCAACGGCAGGTTGTTATAGAGAGTGCCATTATTAGTAGGGGCCGTGATCAGAAAGGAGGCCTGGCCAGCGGTATTGACAATAATTGAGATGAGATTGCTGAACTGGGAAACATTGCCGTTATCTGTAGCATTGGCTGAGATAGTATGGACACCGTTGAATGTCAGGGAGACAGCCTCCAGCTGCGTCTGAATCTGGTATGACCAGTTTCCGTCAGCGTCCGACAAGGTTGTCCCATCCGCAATGCCCTGGACATATACCGTGATTGTCCTAAACGCCTGCCCTACCCCGGTGATGGTTGGGTTTTGGCTATAGACGGTGGAATTGCCGAAAGGAGTCTTGATGATCGGAGCAGCCAGGATAAGTGTCTCGATATTGATTACTACTGCGGTGCTTACGTCTCCGTCTGTCTGCCCCACAGCGTCAGAGATCATTATCGCCCATACGTCAGCGTCTCCTTTATCATCCGTTGAATTGAGATTGGGATACCCAGTCCGGATGAATTCGGCGCCGAACGGATCCGCACGGTAAGGAGAAACGAGATTCAGCTGGTTCAGAACCGTATATATTGGAAACTTATAGTTGTGTGTACAGTTGGTTTCATAACGCCCGTTCCGCTGGTTATAGGTCTGCTTGACATATCCAACCTTTGCTGAGGTGTACATGAACTCCTTCGCCACAGTTACCGTCACCTCGCTTATCTCCGTTCGGCTAAGCAGCTCATTGCGGGCGCGGTATAGATCCTCGACCGGCTCAATCCACATGACGCCATTACGGATAGCTATGCCCAAATTGTAAGGCGCCGCATATGATTGGAACCAGTCGGAAAAAGTTGTCTGAATCACCGCGTCTGGAAATGACCTGAGAGAGCTGCCACTGAACATCACCTTTCGGTTATTGCTGCTGAGAAATTTGCTCTGTACTGTATATTTCCCTTTTGTGATCTGCGAGACCAGGTCCTGTGCCGCGTCCAAAGGTCGCACCCCATAGGCAATAGAAGGCTCAGCTTTTGTCGCAAATGTCGCTGAAATGACCGTAGACAATGGGTTGATAGTCATCCGGCGAGCAATATTGTCTGCGATATTGGCGATAAAAAACAGCTTCTCATTGGGCTGCAGCGTTATCTTCATATTGATATTCGCTGTATAAGTGCGGCCCTCAACCAGCGGAAATGGCGCGACTCCAAGGCCATTATTGGAAAACACGACCTTAGCCGGATCAGGCGCAGCATCCAAGCTAGTCATGAATAGCGCGATAAAGCCGCCTGAAGGCTGGGCGGTGGTCGTCCAAGTAAAGGAAAAGGTTCCTTGAAGCCACACAACTGTAGGATCAGCAAAAGACAAGGAAAAATTGCCATTGCCTGGCATCTGACAGTAGTTGATGGGATTGGGAAAGTTGGCGAAGTCCTGGGAATTGAAGATCGCGCCGACACTATCCCCCTCGTTATTGACAAAGGCAAATGGGATTGTCCACCAAAACTGACCCGTATTGTTGACTATCGGCGAGTTGATTACCGAAAAGTTGAGCTTATCCTGCAGCAATATACCATCGAATAGCACCGGTATGGCTTTGGGATTGGAGGGGTTGCAGGCGATAGAGAAAACAGCATCCTCATTAGCCTGGACCATCGCGAAAACATCATCCTGCAAAGTATTCATCGATATACCGGTGCGGGGGTCGCCGTTAAACTGACTGAAATCCAACCGGCTTTTGTACTCCAGCCGGTAATAATTCAGTCCGCCGGATGGATCCTGGCTAAGAATGATCAGGTACATGATCTCCTCGGTACCCGCGCCATTCACCATCCGATCGAGGATAATCTGCTCACCGTCATCTATGAATTTCAGGGCGTTGGAAAATGACCGGAGGGTTGCAAAATATTTCTGGTTTGTGGCAAATTGCAGGGTAAGATCTTTCCATCCATTCGGGCTCTTACGCACCCGGGTGGGAATGGTCGATCTGTCAACGATACCTTTTTTGTAAAACCAGGTCCTGTCCTGGTCGTCGGCCAGTAAAAACATCAGCTTCTTTATGGATACCGGTCCCATTATCTTTTTTTACCCAGGATTTTAGTGTTGATGTAATCCACGGACAGCCCGTGAGTTTCATTATGAATATGGACGACGTTCAGGATCTTGCGCTGGCTTTTCTGGTATGCCCGGGTAAGCTTTGCTGTCTGTCGATCAATGGCAGCCTCCAGGCGGTTGTCCTCCAACTGACCGTTGGAATTGATCATCATCGTGCCCCGGGCGGCTCCAATATCAGCCAGATTCATTATCATAGCCGATAGGTCGAGCGGTTCGACTGTCGAATCCGGAGGAAGATTGATCAGCATAGGAGTATCGACAATAAAGGGTTTTCCACCCTTAGGCGTAACGCGTTCAGGTTTGAAGCGCTCACCTACCCAGGCCTCTCCCCCTGCGTGACGGCCTCGCCCAGGGATGCCGACGCCATCTCCATATGTCGGGATAGGCTTGGCCAGGATGGTGGCAACTTCCACCGCCGTAATAGCTGCGATTGTGGCTGCAATAGCAAAAGCATATGGGGTTCCAGCATACTCTCCAATTGCGGCAACCTCAGCCATGGCGCCCGCCCAGACGGCCTTTGCTGCTGCAACGTCCCGATCGAATTTGGCTTCTTTAATCTTTTCCTGCTTTTCCTCGAGCCTATACTGGTTATCTCGCGCACGTTGCTGAGATTCGAGAATAATTACCTCTGCAGCCTGGGCCTGCTGGCTAAGCGTAGACCGCTGAATGGCTGCAATCTCTTGTTGCGATTGCTGATCCTGCAACTCCATAGTGTGCTGGATCTTTGCGATCTGGTTTTCATATGCTGCATCCACGAGGCTGACAGCCATATTTGCAGACTTTTCGCCCAGTTCATCTATATAGGCGTGGAAAGCAGCTGCTGCAGCCTTAGTCTTTGCATTGTGCGCATCATCAGCAGCAGACTGGTCTGCATTTTGTTTCTTGGTAGCCTCGACAATATCTGCCAGCCCTTTTATTTTGATTTTATTGAGCGCATCTACCTTTGCCTGAGCATTCGCAATTTCATCATCGTTCCCTTCGCCCTTTGCCGCATCTAATTGTAAGTTGGCAGCATCCATCTTTGATTGTAATTCATTGTCCTGGAAAACCTTTAGTCGTTTCAAAGAATCCTGGTCGTCCTTTACGGCGGCATCAGCTTTATCAATTGCGTATTGATCGTCTAGTTTTTTGCGATTTCGTAAATAACTTCCATATGAAAACAGCTCTATGGAAAGGCTTTTGTCCAATGCATTTTTTTGGGCATTATAGGTGTCCGTAACATTATTGCCACTATCGGTTGCCTTGTTTAGCTCTTCAATTGCTTTGAGGCGAGCCTCCCCATAACTAATGGCAATATCATAGATCTCCTTCTGTGTCGTTTGCGTCAATTCAACCAACGCTTTCTGCCGATCACTCTCTATTTTGTCCTGCTCTTCCTGGGTCTTACCATGCTCACGCGCCAGAGTGATCTGCAGTTGGTAATCCTGAGCGATCAATTTTGCACGATCAGTAATACTCGCCCGCAGGGCGCCTAGTCGTTCCTCCAGATCCTTCTGGTCGTTCTCAGTAATCGCCTTTTGTCCAGCTGCATCAGTCTCCAGCTCATTCTTATTGATCCCGACCAAGGCCTGCAGGCGGCGATCGTTATATTGGAGGATGACCTTTTCAATGTCATCGGCAGACTTTATGGCATTTTCCTTCCTCTTCTCATTGATTTGGTTGATCTGCGCTTGTGCCTGCGGCGTCAATAGCCCGTTAATTCTGTTGCTGGGATTGTCATTTATAGCCTTTGCTTGGGCTGCAGAAATTTTGTTTTCCTCGGCGTAGTTCGATTTCAGGGCGGCCAGCCGCTGCTGTAGGGTGCTGGCGTCATCTGACAGAATAATGGCATTTCTTGCCTTCACAAGATTGGCACGAAGCTCCTCCGCCTTTTCCGTAAGGGCAATCTGATCATCCAGCGACAGCTTAGTGAACCTTGTTTCATCTGAGGTAACTTTCTGGGTAGATTCGGCAAGCTTTTCCCTGGCAGTCCGCATATCATCGAATCGCTTTTGCTCTGGCCCCAGCTGGGCAGAATAAACATCGAGCAATTTGAGATCCGCTTCCAAAGCCTTTTTCTGGGTGCTGGTCTGCTCCTTTTCTGGTATAGCGCTGATCTTTTTCACTTCCTCATTGGCCAGCGCTTGCAAGGCCGTCAGTTCCTGGACCCGCTGCGCTTGCTTACTATAGGCAGCATCCATAGCCCCCAACCGAGTAACTTCCGCCTGTGCCGCATCCTTCTGGACCTGATCATATCGCTGTTGAGCCAGGATAAGCGCATACTGACTGGCACCGGCGTCCTGTGCATTCTGGATGAGATTGGTATAGTACCGTTTCTGAGAGACATCCAGATCATCAAGGACCTTAGCCTGGGCGTTCAATGCTTCATTCAGATCACCGGTAGCTTTTGCCAGCTCCTTCTGCTGGTCGGTTGTTAGGCCTGTGGCACCTTTATAGCCGAACAGTTTTGCAGTCAGCAACGCCAGAGCGACACCTGCGCCGACCGCTACAGTTGCTATGCCGGCGGCGATGGCAATTGTACCAAGGCCAGCTCCCTTTGCAGCGGTCTGTGCTGCGGTGTTGGCGACTGTGGCCTCCGTATTTGCTACGGTCGCCGCGGTTTGCACTCCTTCTGCCGCTGCCACTTCCCCTGTTACCGCAACGGCTGCTTCCTTGACCTCAGCATTCTCAACTGTAGCAGCCGTCTCCGATTCTATGACCTGGATCGCCTTGGTAGTTAACAACATCTGCGTTGCCTTTGCCGCATTCAACAGGTTGGTGCGCGCGGAAAGCAGCAACTGAATGCCGCCAGACTCAGCCTGGAGACCATTGGCGACGGCCTGCAGTCCGTTTATTAAAACCAGCAGTTGCTGGAACTTTGCCATTTGTTTCTGAAGATCCTGGTCCTCATCGCCGAAAAGTCCCTCCGCAGCTTGCGCCGCACCGAAGGCTCCGGCTAGGGTGCTAGCTGCGCTGGCAAGCCCGACGATAAACTTCGCGTCTGAGGCTTGGAACTTGCTCGCAGCTTTGATATCATTGATAGCATTCTGCGTATGACCTATTGCCTTATCGAATACCTGAAACTCTTCGCTTTCCAGTCCTAATGCCAGACCGACTTGACTGGCCGCTTCGGCGAAAGCCCTTGATTCCTGACGGGTTGTTTTAAATCCGACGGCAAGACGTCCAACATTGCTTCCCAACACTTCCACTTTTGCCGCCGCAGCATCAAACTTGCCCAAATCCTCAGTAGCTATAAAATTCGTTCCCGGCGCTGCTCCTGTTCTTGATGATACGTCTTTATATCTATTCGGGTCAAATCCAAATTTATTCACTGCCTGCGTTCCCTTGTTGGTCAGATCGGTCATTTGGGTTTTAGTAGTAGTCAACTGGTCCTGCAGCACCTTAAACGCATCCTTAAAGGCGCCGGAGTAGTTACCCACATTATCCTGGAATCTCCCGGTGTCACCCTTCAATGCCTTAAATGCGGCGTCAACATCTTGTATTTCTTTCAGGAGTGCCTTGCCAGACTCATCATTTCTCCCTTCAGGGGAAAGCTTATCGTAGACGCCCTGGAGCTCCTTCAGTCGATTCTCAAGTTGAATAGTAGACCCTCCTGTGGATTGAAACTGCTTTTCCAACACAGTCAGGGTCTTCGTGACATCTGCATTAGCAACCTTGAGTGCCAGCTGCTGGGCGAGCAGCGGGTCAAGTTGTGCTGCATATTCATCGGCAGAGATATCTGCATTTTTAAAGGAGTCCTTAAGATCTTTTATGGTTTTTGCGAGCTGCTCCTGGGCGACTTTGTTTTCGGCAGCCTGACGCCGAAGTCGGTCCTGTGAAGTGTTGTAACTATCAGCAACCGCAGCATTTTCTTTCTGGGATGCACCAAGATCATCAACGGCCTTCTTGGCCGCCTGATGCTTTGCAACCTGGTCGGTGATAGTCTCATTATATTTTTGCGCAGTGGCCTGATACTCCCCCATTGCTTTGCCGGTCTCCTGGATGGATTTACGAAACTCCCCCAGTCCGCCTCCCTTCAAAGGATCAAACTTTGCCCCATCAAACTTCCCCAACTTGTCGAACAGGTCGGTAATGATCTCCAGGACCTGCTTTTTTTCGGCAGTGAGCTTGTCGATGTCGAAACCTAACTCAATAATATTTTGCCCGGGCAATGGTTACCTCCTTTTGAATTGGTTCTGCGCCTTCGCAGCTTCCTGTTGTTCTTTCTGGTCAGCTATTGCAAGCGCCAGCTCCTCGACGGTGGTTTCGTTCCTATTGATGACAAATTGCGACTGGCGCAGTCGGTTGAGCATCGTTACAAACTCCTTCCGACTTTCCAGCAACGTGAACTCCTTTTTCACTTTCTTGCGGTGAAGCTCAATGAGTTCGGTCTTTTTGTTCCTGAGCTCAATCTCATAGCGGACCTCCTTCGCGGGAATCTTATTCAGCTTCTGCAGAAACAGCTCCAAGTTGCCGCCGGCGGCATTCCAGTATAGGCTATGGCCATATTTTTTGACCAGGTGAAAGGCCTGCGGAAAGGGCTGACCAAACTCTGAGATAAAGATTTTTTGCAGCTCGACGAAGTTCTTAATGGTCGTTTTGCGGATTTCAAGCCGGTGGATGAAGGCGGAGAGGTCGAACTCCTTCGACACGAAGAGGCCCGATAGGTCGACATACTCTGCATAGATTAGCTCGAAGGCCTGCTGCAGCTCCAGGTCCGTCGGTTCGCCTTCCAGGATCAATACCTTGTACTGCTGCCGAAAGGCGCAGTCCTCAAATTGCTTTACATTGCAACCAGCGGCGGTATTGATGTATCTATTCATTACTTGTTATATAAAGGCCTGTTTTTTCAAACAAGGAAAACCGGATTTCCGGCATAGTGAACGTGTCTGCGAATTCCAACCGCTTCTCCGGGTCTAGGCCGGCGGCGTTCGGGTGATCAGCAAGGACGTCGTCTCCAAACTCGTTCGTATCGAAATCAAACACTCGCCCTTCCACCTTCGGCTTTATGGTACTGTAGAAATACCCGTTGATGATCAGGTTCGGTACCTCCAGCGGACGGTTGGGGTTCGGGGTGATCTTCTGTTTCCACTTCGCATAGGCCAGGGCCTGTTTCGGCGTCTCAAAGAATGGGTCCTCGGTGTACAATGGTCGGATCCAACCGCCGTCCCTATCCTTTCCCTCGTACCACTGCTCGCGCTGCAGGTCGCCCAGCTGGTCGGCGTAGGTGTTGACGATCGCGTCCATTTCCTTACCGAAGTCAAAGGCTTCCAGGTCACTCACCAGCTTTTCGATTCCGGGGAATGGCATGGCTACTCCTCCATCTCCTTTTTAAGATCATCGATATTTTCAGCCAAGTATCCAGTGACCTTTTTATATCCCTCGTCGTTATCAGCCGGCTCGAATCCACGGAAGTTGACCCTTGCTGGATAACAATCCTTTACAGCGCCGCCCTCCATTTCGAACACGATAGCCCATCCGAAAAGGTGGAGAGTGCTGTTTATCAGCCATGCAAGACCAGAGCTTCTGAATTCATCCCAAGATTTTCTCTTCATCGCCAAGGTTTTAAAAGATGTCTCCGACATCGATGTCGGAGACATGCTTGGTTAATAGCTATGACTTTGCAGGATCCTGAACTGCTCCCCCGCCGGTAGCCGGCTTGCCTGGTTGCGCTGTAGCATTGGCCGGGGCTGCTCCCTTCGAGCCGGGCTCGGCAAACAGCTCTGCATAAGCAGCTGTCTGATCTTCGTCGCTCAGGTGGCTGAAGATCTCCGGATTGGCTTTTTTGAAAGCCTCCAGGTCTACGGCCTTTTTGACTGCAGCGCGGTTGACGCTTACGCCTTGGATCCGCTTTGGCTTTTCTTTCTTATCGGGCATGATATAAAATTTGAAATGGTGAAAAAATGGAATACCAGCCAGGTCTCCCCGGCTGGTGCTCGTTATGGGATTGTGATATCAAGAGACTGGGTAGCCTCGTATCCCTCTACATCATTACCGAACCAGACATCAGAACCAGCTCCGGCAACCGTGTAAGTTGCGGCGCTGACAAATGTGCCCGTCAGTTCAATGTGCCCGGATACAATAGCAGCTGCCGTTATGGTCACCGTGGCGCCCGTTGACTTGTTCTTCACGACGAAGTTGGCGACCTCTGCCAGGTTAGTGGCCAGGGTACTGTCGAGAGCCAGAAGATCCTCTTCGGAGCAGATAATCTCGACACCGATTTTCAGCTTGGTCGCAGAAGATGGGCCGGCATCGGTGATCTCAACATCTATCAGGCCCATGATATCCGTCAGGCTGCTGTCGTCCATCTGGAAGATGGCGCCATTGCGGACATATTCCTTGGGATCCACACTGATCTGGAAGTTGACGAAACCCGGGTTTTTGAAATCTGCCGTGTCGATCGATGGCGCATACATGAACGTCGTCTTCAGGCCGCTGAAGGTGCCGTCTGTGTTCTTCCGGTGCATGATCTGATCATTGACATCCACTTCGATGATGGAATAGCCGGAATTAAGCAGAGACATCAACGATTCGGCATAGCACAGCCCAGCTTCAGTTGTACCGAAAGCCCTGTTGAGCACACCGTAATTGATGAAGATCTGGGTATTGTCATCAGCCGTGAAGATGACGTCAGCTGTCTTGTTGAGCGTGATACGGCGAATCGGTGCGGCCGGCCCGAAAAGCGGATACCAGCGCTGCGCTTTCGGTGCGTGCGCCTTCTCCAAGGCGTACTCAGAGAAGTTGGCCTGGTCCGTCTTGGTCCATTTGGCCGTAGGTGGAATAACCCATAACTGAGAAGTCGGGCCCATCATCTCTTTACAGACGACGCCCGTGTTCTTTATGTTCTGGGTCTTTTGACATGCGGAAACTGCTGCTCCCATGAGATTAAGATTTTTAGAGTGATTTACATTTGTTTAATGATCTGAAAGTGAGCTGCAGATTAGACAGCTCGATGGCATCCAGGTAGTCATTGAAGCCTGTTACTTCCGGCTTATCCCCGGGGCGATCAAGCTTTGTGTGCACGATCGCGTTGGGGTCGCCGGCAACGATGTTCTTGTGCCTTGTCAGCTGACGAAGAAACTCCCGGTAGATGATATACAGCTTCCGGAAAGTGTCCTCATACCGCTTCAGCACCGGATTCGTGTCAACAGTAAGCATGGCAATGGAGATCTTAGGGATCGTCACCACCACGTCATATCCAGTACCCATTTGCTCCGGAATATCCTGGAACAAAGCGATCAGCGGATACCTGCCGGCACGAACCGATTGTGATATCGCCTCTGAGATTTTCTGCAGCTCTGCTTTAATCTGGGAAGACCGCCCAGGTTGATAGTCAAGAGTACCCCCAACCTTTGGAGCCACGACTGTGCTGGTCGCAGTTACTACGTCCTGGATGATCTTGACTATTACTATGGGCGGCGCTTCCTGCATTACTGGGTAGGCTTACGGGCGATTAATTTGGCGGTGATAGATCCCGACATTGTTCCGGTACCTGTCCACTGCACTCCATAGTACAGGTATCCGAGCGGCGGGGCGAAGAGCGTTCCCTGACTCGCTACGTCTGTTGCCGTGAATGTGCCACTGCCGGCAGGAAAATAGGTAACACCGTCGATGCTGGCCACCGGAATGATAGTGCCAGCAAGTGTGCCGGAGATCTTCGTCACGTTGACCTGGATGCCAACCGTCGCCTGGTACCCGGGAACTTTGGTGACAAGGACCTTTACCGCCGTATTGGTGACGGTGTCTTTAGCGAGGCTGTTGCCGGTGCTGATCAGGCTCACCTGCGCCGCGGATTGTTTAGGCGGCGCAACGAAGGCGATCAAGGCAATAAAAGCGGATAAAACAAACTTTCTCATTATAAAAGGTTGATTCGCGTTTAAAAAATTGGGTTTGCAAACTCGAAATGCCGTATCGTATCCCATCGGTAAATCCACTGCCATTCCGGATACACCGTCGGACCCTGGGAGCTGTTTGTGTCCATGAACTCAATGAACTCACAGACCCAATGATGCATCTCATTCCAGGCGGTTGCCATCTTCTCATTCGCACTGACGTTTTGCGTATTATCTGCTGTACTGATCGTCTCGCCGAATTCTGTGGTCTTCGTGAATTGGCTGCGCCGATACCAGAAGTAGATGTAATTCGCAATAGGACTCTGCTTTGGCGCAACGTCTGTGGAGTCAATGGGGTCAGTGCGGAGCTGGAATTGAACAGATAATTTTTCCCCGGGGCCGAACTTGTCGCCAGCCCTCAGCAGGGATAGTCTCCCCGCATCAGGATCCCACGAATAATCTACTCCGGGCTCCAGCGGTCCAGCACGGAAGATGATGGGTGTCCATCCCCTCCAATCAGGCGTTCCAACAGTACCGTCGAACGTGAACGTTGTTGCTCCCGGAGTCAGGCCGATCGATGTGCCGGCAGTCAGGTAGACAGGCGGCTTATAGATGAACTCGCCAGCAAGGTTAAAGACTGGATTGTCCGTCATGATCAGCCCGCGCCACTGCGTCAGATAGCCCTGCAGGTTGGTGTATTCCTTGCCGTACAGGATGTCGAGCATCCGCTGCTCGGGAACCGCGGGCGCGACAACCTGCAAGCTGGCAACGAAGGCCTTGTACAATGGATATCCCAGCAGTTTGCGCAGGAACTCCTGTTCATACTTCTGTATGCAGTAGTTGACGCGTTGTTGCACTGCAACCTGGTCCGTGTTCGGGATGTTGTTGATATCACCGACGAAATACGATATGTCGATCAGAGACATTACTCGGGATCTTTGTTAAGGTCGGGCTCATTCTTAACCTTTGATGCCTTGACCTTTGGCTGCGGAATAGCGATTGCCGGATGGGCTTCGGCCTCGAGAGCTGCATCCTTGCTTTCCGTGTAACCGAGTTTCAAGAACTTGTCCTTCTGCCGGGCCTGAACGCTTACTTCCTGTTGGTGGGTGTGAAACTTTGCACCCTTGGGAGCGTAAAGCGTAACCTTCTCCGTTGTGAAGAAGGGTTTGGGTGTTTCTTTTGTGTCTGCCATAAAATATTTATTTGGCGTGAACTATAATTGTTATACCGCTTGCGTTAGGCTGCGGTGATCGCTGTTTTGACGTTCGCGAAGGTGTCGTACACAAAGGCGCCAGTGTCATTGGCAGCAACGAAGGCATGGAGCCGGCGTTCGCCGATGATGGTTACCAGGTTCTTTTCAAAATCGTCATTGACCCAACCGTAGCTGATGCTGAATGGCTGATAATTCCGAACCTTGAACCGAGACATATCACCAACCAAGAAAGAGCCTACCGGCAGTTGGTTCGTTTCTACGGCCGTCAGACGATAGATCTTACCATTTGCGTCACGATACTCCATAGCCAGTGGTCGACCTTGTGTATCCTTAACGATGTCCATATTCGCACCGTCGATGGTGTTGTAGAAAACTACATTGGGATTGAAATTCAGGGATATAACCTGAGCGATAGCCGCCCGGATAGCATCGAAGTCATTGGGCGTCGTAGTACTGATGCTTGTCAGCGCATATCCGCCTATAGACCCCGAAAGTCCTTTCAGGTCTGTGGCGCCGACCGAACCATCTCCTGCACCAGTCAGAAGAGAAATATCAACCTGGATGTCAACCTTGTACCGAAGCTCCGTTTCAATCTCCTGGGCGATAAAATCGATATCATCCAGCATCTCGGTGGAAACCTTGATCTTATCCGCTACTTTCTTCGCGTAGCTTTCGAGCGTCCTTATCTCAAAGGAAATCAATGGTTTTACGGCACCTTCCGCGATGAAAGCCGCATTGCCCTGGGGATTATACTTTTCGGCCCACACAATACGGGTGCTGCTTGTATTGCTTGTATTCGCATAGCTTTCCAAGAAAGGCTGGTTGCGAGCAAGGTCGATCAGGCCCGGCTGAACTTCGACATTGGGGACAAAGGCGCTGCTATTAGTAGAACCGCCTACCGTCATCGTCGCAGCTGCGCGGGTGCCTTCAATAACAATAGTGGCGTTTCCTTTAATGTCGGTACCGAAGGAATTGCTCTGATGGGATTTGAAAGCATCCCAGGCGGCTTTGGTCTTGTCGTCCTTTTCCAGAGCCGCACGGATCTGAGCGGCGATCGTCTTACGATCGGGAAGAGCAGCTTTCTGAGCTTCTTTCAACGCTTTGAGCTCGAGACCTTGCGTTTCCATGGCAGCCCTCAGCTCGCCAATCTCTTTACCGGTGGCTTCTTTGTCAGCCTTATGGGTACGGAGTCCTTCCAGGTCAATGCCTTCCAGCGGCTTCATCCTGGCCAGGACAGCAGCGTCGATCTCTTCCTTGCCGACGAAGCCTCTTTTCTGAAGTTCTTCGGCCAACTGCTTCCGGATATCTTCCAGAAGCTTTTCGCGCACCTGAAGAGCGTCGTCGCCATCGCTCTTATAGGCAGCTGTAACAAAATCTCTGATCGCCATCCGGCGGCTATGAAACTTCATGGCGTTGCGGGGCTGACCAGAAAAGGGAATGAAAGTGCGTTTCATTTTAAAAGATTTTTTGGTCTGTTAACAATTTGATATAATCGATCTCGGCCCCTGCCGGCTCATCTTGATCGAGTGCTTTGTTGCGTTGCTCAAGCGGCTCCATCTTACTGAGTGACTTATGGCGAGTAATAAGTTGACGTAATTCAAGCTGGTCTTTACGCGGGATAGTGCGAATAAAATCCTCCATCTCTTCATTGAAATTGACCCACGCCTCTTCCGTTGACCTTCCGGAACGAAGAGCGAAGGTTTCGGTGTCGGCGCCGATCGAGACGACACTACCTTCCCAGAGATCCACTTCTTTCAGGACCAGGCTGTCATCATTCGAGTCCCACTCCACCTTGTCCCAGACATAGTCGAATCCATAGCTGAACTGGTTGAGCGTACCGCTGCGGATCTGCTTGATGCATCGGTCGGCATTGGGGACGTCATCCAAGGGCAGAGTTTTAAAGCGCAGACCGTAGTCATCCTCCACCAGCTCCGCGAAGGCCGCCAGCGGATCCTTGCAGTCATGCATCCACAGAAATAGCAACTTGTATTTGCTGCTGCTATTGGGGCCTCGCTCCTGGATGGACTTTGAAAAGGCGCCTTTTATCACCTTCTCGCCGTAATCATTCACGACTCCCCAGACTGCCAGGTAGCCATTGATGATCCGTTTGTCCAAGTCCTCCTGAAAAGTGGAGATTAGCTTTCCGGAAGCATCGATCGCCATCGCACGATGGTTGATCGGAGTGGCTTTGGCCTTTGCGGCGAGTATCTTAGGATGTATGCTCATGGCTTGTCTTTTTTTGGTGGAGATGGATTGCCGCCCTCTGCCATTTTCGCGGCGTCTTCAGGCTTCAATCCAAAGAGTATGATGAGGGCATTCTTTTTCTGATCATCACTTAAGTTGGGGTCTGAGATAATCAGTTGGAGCGACTGAGTGCCACCAACCCCTAGTTTCACGGCCAGAGGCGTCGTATCTGTATTTTCGAAAATGTACTTATCTCCGTCTGGTACTGGCTGCTGTCCTGCAGCTGCCGCCCAATCGTTTCTTTTGGTCAACCCCTTTTCATAAAGGGTTCCATAAGCGTTATTAATGGAGACAAGGGCATCAGCTTTGCTTTTCGCGCTGTCCTGCAGGCATTCAACATGGGAGTAATCGACATTGAGGAAAACAGGTTGATTTGGATCCACGATGTTCTGGCTCAACTGTTCGGTTCGAGCTTCGTCATCAGGTATGGTAAAGTCCTGATATTGGCTCTTTTTTGCCTCGTTGAGGTTAGTAAACGTAGTGCCGGCAGCCTCCTTTGAGTTCATCAGGTAAGAATACATCCCCATACCATCGCATATCTCGGCCTGAGCTGCTGTCATTGTCTCAAAAAGCATAAGATCCTTCACTGGGAAAGACATGGATTGCCACTTGAGTGAAGCGTCCGTGATGATTACCTGCCATTCCTGACCCGTCATACCATATCGACGGAAATCCCGTTGAATAGACTCCCTTTCATCACCTATTTTCAAGGGAGCGTATTGGCCACTTCCTGGATCCTTTGATAGTATGCCAATCGCGCCTTTCTTAGTAATGAGGGTATTGGCAGCACTTTTCGCGGCAACATCATTACTGACTGAGAGCTCCAGCGACTTTACCCGTGAGTCGGGCATTAGCAAGTTTCCATCATTATCGGTGCCAATGGAGTTGTCCAGGATAAGGAAAACATTCTCCATGTCCAGCGTCCTTCGCTCACCGCCCCAATTAAGATAAAACTGCTTATAGATAGCCTTCTTTTCTGTTTGGTTATACCAGTCACCTGTAAAATCGATGTCGAACAACCATGGGGGAAGGTTCCATAATGCCTTTACCGTCCCAGGAAAGCCGACAGGAGTGACCTTCAACACAGGACAATACCCGAAAATATCGATGTAAATTTCTTGTTGTGCTTTGAATTGTTTGCCGGTCTGAAGAACATTGGGGTGATTCAGCAAGGATTGCAGGCTGGTCGCATATGCACTTGTTGCGAGTTTCTTATCCTTAATGTTCAGTATGGTAGTCTTGCCATTAACGAACATCTGAGCCCGACGATTAACCACTGCTTTGAGTGGGGCACATGCCAGATACGCCTTTCTGTAATCATCCTCACAGTTCAGGTTGAAATAAAGCGTCTTTCCGTTGAATTCGAAGAAAGAGGCGCCGGGCGTGTAGCCATTATATTGATATGGCGTAACCATCGACTGGTAGTCTTGGAGCCTGGCAGTGAGCGGTATAGAGCTGAGGATGCTCATTTCTTAGCATCCTCCTTCTTTATTTCGGGTTTGACGGGCTTTGCCCAGTAACCTGATTGCCCTATATTTTTAATCCAGGTGATGGCCAGGATGATAACAACTGTAAGAAGAGATCCAGCGGACACGGCAACACTCAACAGCCGATCGCCGTGAGTGTAAGGTCTGCCCTCCGACTCGTGCTCTATGCGAAGCATCGAGTAAGAGAGAAAATAACCGAAGACGTACGTAAGGGCTATTATTATTAGTGTCATAAAATGAAAAAAGCGCCAACACTATCGTCTGATAGTATTGGCGCTCAATATTTTGGCGCTCTTAATTTGTATGGACTAACGCTGGGGCTCTTATCTTGACTTCTTAAAGCATCCTGGTATTAACACATCCCCTGATTGATCGGGAAGGTTATACTGGACACCAACACTTACGCTACGGCCCTCTGGTTTCTGTGTAGCCTGGATGCGGGTTTTGACGCCACATTTGCAAGGCAACTCGATGCTTCCTTCAACTATAAATCCCTTGCCGATGACTTTTCCGCAGCTGGCGCAGCGGATGCAATTTTCGACACGGGGTTGTTGAGTGGATGACATTCTGGATATAAAAATACATTTATTTTTAACCCGCTAATTAAAATTGCAATTCTTTTTCCGCATTGTTGGGCAAGTGAGTTGTTTATTCTACAGGTTTGATCTTTCTGAAAGTGATAACTTGCTTAATAGAGTACACATTACTTTGAAGATCACCCGGATCGTAATCGAATTTTATTTCTTTCTTGACGACGCCGAGCTCGATACCCTTATGCGCGAAGATATATTCATCCGGGAGAACTTCGTAGTGCTTTAACTGGCAATCTTTGAAGTCGTCAGCGATCACCAGTCGGCCGAGATATTCCTGCAGAACCTCAACCAACAGTTGCTCTTCTTTATTGGCGGCCGCGATAAACAAAGGTCTCATTATATTATCCTGGATCGATCGCAGATCTTCGGAAAGCGCCTGAAGTTCAGCATGCGGCCTATCCGACCGATAAAATGTCAAGGCTTTTACCTCCTGCCGAGCTTGGAATTCAGCGGATTCGTTGTCTGTCATGCTGGTTGCTTTATGGTTAATTCCTCACCGGTCAGGGCGAAGAAAAGGTTTTGGAGCTGGTGGACAAATTCCACCTTTGCAATACGATGGCACAGGGCGTCAGATTGATCGTTATTTACTATCCAGCCGCGGTAGTATTCTTCATTATCCTCCTGGAAGTGAACAGAAAAATACTCGTTTCCTGTTTGAATCACGTAGTTTTTCCGATAGTATTTGTCCTCGACCAAACCCAGCTTCCGAAGCCATTCTTCGGTAACAGAAATTGGGCTGAGTTCGTCGTACTTAAGGCATGACCAATCATTGTCATTTACGATGACCTTTGTTTCCCTTATCTCGACGGCCGCCACAAAGCGACCACGATCCCAGTCGGCATGTAAGAGATTGCCAATCCTCAGCTCATTTGCTTTGATCATAACGGGATTTTAGCTTGAAGATCAATGTGCTTTCGTTCTTCTCAAATTGATCGCCCTGGTGCCCAAAAACTGTGCTCTGTACTTCGAATGTCTTGCCCAACAGCGCAATCACCTCCACTACGGCCTCAGCCTCTTTTGCAGATTGCCGTTGAATTGCCTTATACCAGTCCTGGTTTAAAAAGCCTGGCTTACCGCCGTCTAAATCGTCGTTGTTATTTCCCATATTGTTTTTTTGCTTTTTGTTGCTCCTGCATCTGCTCCAGCCTCTCCTGCCACTTGGATTTTACGGCCGGCCCGTGTTTTGCTGCCAGTTCTTTTATACGTCGCTCAGTCAGACTTTGTTTCATTCCAACGCAAAGAAAGTAAATTGCCGCGAAAATTCCTGCTAACGCGAGAGGTACCCATACAGGGGACAACACCCACCACCAGGACCAGTCAATGTAATGAGTCAACTTTAAAACGATAAAGGCTAAAAGGAGCAGGCTCGTAAAGCCAATGCCATTAGATGATTTGTTATCGCGCATAATAATAATTTACAAAATTAGTGTTCCAGACTACGCCGCCTGCCTGAA